TGCACGATACCCTGCTTCCTGTCTAACATAGTCATCCATCAAAGCTTGCACAGAGGCTCCCGCTACTCCTGCTTCTCCAGCAGATACTCTAGCACGAGCTAAGGCTTCCTGTGACTTCCTGCTTACCTGCTCAAGCTCACGACCCACAGCTTCCTGCTCCTGTGCTTGACGCATACGAAGAGAGGTTTGTTCTTGCATGAAACGCTGACGCTCCGCTGCTGCTGCCTGTGCCTGATAAGCTGCTTGTTGTTTAGCTTGTTGTCTCTGCCCCATGTAACCCACAAGAGGAGAAGCGAAGCCACTGACTACAGACGCTCCTATAAGGGTTTGCATACCTGCTGTTGCTGCGGGTGCTAAAGCTGCTCCTATCAATGGAAAACACATAATATCGTTACTTACTCTTTAATATAAATGACTGATAACCATCTAGTTGGCAATCGTTAAACTCAGCACCTAACCACTGCAACCACCTATAACTAAGGTAGTTTGTCTTCATTATAACATTTGTTAAGTAGTCAAAACCTTCCATCAACTCCTCAACATATTGCTTAGAGTGCTTTAAGAAATACTTACGAATCTTAGGAAGCTGTCTCGTACCGAGCAACCACACTACTCCTACATTGTTCTCTCTAGGACTCACACCAAAACAGCAATGCAGTCCATCCTCACTTCGTACACTGTAGCATTTACTGGAGCAAGCAAAGGACTCAACAACTGCATCTTTAGGGTGGTGCATAAGACCGATACACTCAACCATATCTTCCTCCCTCATATCGTCGTACAAGTCAAAGGCATCCATATCAGGCTGTGCTTTCTCTACTTTAACTTCCATATCTCTTACTCCTCGGTATCATCATGGACTCAAACTCTGCAGCTAATAACTTACAAGGCAAGGCAGAACTGCTCTTTACCTCTATCGTTGCGTCCTCTGGTTGACATTGCACAGGGAATCTAAAGTGTCCGTCTTGTGGTGTAAAACTGTTAAGTACCAAGTTAGCACCTAGTATGTCAGGGTTGAAAGCGTAGGTATATGTATCTCTAAACTTAGGTGTTACTTCTACAGTAAAGTGTCCGCTGTCTGCATAGTTAAGACTACCGCTACGAATGGTTTGGAAGGTGTAATCACTGGCACTGCGTCCTCCTCGCTCCGTTGGCTGCTTCAGTGTCTGATCGGAGAACTTGTACAACATATTGTACGGGATACCTGCAAAGAAGTCTACACCTGTTAAGTTCCCGCTTACTGTTCCTTCTGTAGCAGATGTACGAGTAAATGTATACTTGTGTCCTGTCTTGCTGTATACTTCCACACCTGTGGGATCATAAGGAAAACCACTTATAGTAGTAACATTAGTAGGAGCGTCGTAGCTGATTGATACTGCTGTGTTATCGATCCTACTGTCTAACAATATAGCATAACCGTTATCATCTTGTAGGTCATTCTCCATTGGCAGCTTCTCAAGAAATGTATCCGTGCTGTCCTTTGTTATAACATATAGATCAGACTCTATAAAGCCCATGCTTACAATAGACCTAGCAAATGTAAACTTCTGCCACGCACTTTGTATCTTCTCCTTATTCTGCCAAAAGAACTTGTAGACAAACATCGTTGTCCTGTCACCGTTCACAGCTACAACTAAGTTCTCAACAGCAGTACCTGCCATTAGCTCTATCTTCGATGGTATATAAGTAGGTACTTGTGCAGTAATCTCAGCAGCGTCAAAGATAGCAGTGTCGTTATCTATGAAGTACTCTGTTAATCCTTCGTAGCTGTTCCTGCGGAAGTTAAAGTATACATAGTTATTAAGTACTAACGGCTTAATAGTCTCCGAGGAGTCGTATTCAGTAGCAGGTGTAATACTTACAGTCTTAGGTGTGAGTAGGTCTGCACCTCGTAACACAAACTGTGTGCTGTTAGAAAAGATAAGTAGTTTCTCTTGGAAGGGTACAGCGTGTTGCAGGATAGCTACCTTTGTATGACTTACTCCTACATCAATAGGTGCACTATCTAACAACTGCAATACAGTAGTCCTCCAAAAGTTAAAGTACTCATCGGACTCGCTAAACACGATACTGCTATCTGTTAGCAATCCTAACCTGTTCTTATAGAAGAAGATGTCGTTTATCTTGGAGCCTACAAAAGTAGGAGCTGGGTTAGTATCATCATCTCCTGCTAATCTGTTAGACCAAGCAGCTGTATCTAAAGTCCAAGTGTTAAAAGTAGCATCATCAGGCTTTAGCTGTAAGGGCATAGTGGTAGCATTGATGCTTACCTTTACACCGTATCCAATGTCTTCTATCCAAGTACCTTCTCCGTAGTGCCACAAGACTTCTTTATCTTCCTTAGTAACAAACTTTACATAGTAGTCGTCTTGTACTAATTCAGTGTCTCCTTTTACTTTAACACGAAAACCATTGAAAGCTTTAGCAGGTAGGTCTGTAATGTTTGATACTTCTTTATATACTAAACCTAAACCTTGGTCGCCTAAACCATCCTTAACAGATATATCAAAGTCTGAAGTATCTGTAATAAGTATAGCAGCATTCTGCTGTTCAAGTGTTTGTGATATACCTGAAGTAGCTATCTGAGCTGTTGCAGTTGCCCCGCTTCCACCACCACCGCTGAATGTTATAGTAGGAGCAACTGAGTAACCACTGCCGGGGTCTGATATAACAATCTCTGTTACGACTCCTCCCGATACGATAGCGTATCCTTTAGCATCATTAGCAGAGCCTGTGTTGAATTGGACACTTGGAGGACTTGTGTAACCACTACCACCGTTTGTAATTGTAGTGCCTGTAACAACACCTCCTGTGCCTAAAGTCAAAGCTATCTGTGTGGCTATGTATTCAGTATCAGCGTCTTTTCCGTCACCTGATGATTTACCTGTAGAATCAGAACCAGCAGCCTTACCGTCTCCACTACGATACGTTCTTTTGTTCCCGTCTAAATCAACAGTGTACTCTTTACTGTAGTCACCTAACTTAACGAACACGATAGCTCTGTAATCTAAAGCTGCACTTGTCGTACTACCCAACGATACCGTCTGTTCTTTGTTAGCTATGAATGTATAGTCAGCAACAGTTAACGCTTTAACATTCTCTCTAGGATTTGTTATACCATTTAAGTAAGTCTGTGCATTAGCTGATATAGACACTGTCTTCTCTGTACCGTCTGCTAAATCAAAAAGATTCAAACTTCCTGTAGGTACACCTGCTATAGAAACACTATCTATAACAGCTGCATATCTATTGTTCTCATCTCTGTCTATGTATTGAACAAAAGCGTCATTGCTAAGAGGAGAAGTAAACAGCTTGCCTACATGACGGGTGTTAGGGCGTTTAACAAGTCCTTCTACAACAGTAGCCCAAGCATTGATCTGCTCATCACACTGACCGGGGTATCTTAAATTGTCAGGCTGTTGTGATACACCTTGTGCGAGGTTTGGTACACTGTTAACTAACAGAGGCATTATCTATCAAGCACACGCAGTACGCTGTAGTTATCAAATATAGTTCTGTCAGCGTTCTCTGAGTCGCTGTCTACTGCTCTAGCTTTAGCTTCTATCTCGTCCCTCAAAGCAAAGCCTTCTATCTCCCTGCTGCCTAAGAAACGATTAGCAAAGATACGAGCTGCTTTAACGGTGATGTAATGTCGGAACTGCTCAGGCATATCTGTAAATTCCAACTCAAAAGTAATGGAGGCTTTAACCTCCTTAGACCAGACATCCGTGTGATTCTTGCGGTCATACAATGTAAGTCCACGCTGCACAGGGTCTGAGTCTGTATAAATTTCAGGGTTAAGATCGACCTTTAGCGTATTGCTAGGCAGTACAATCTTAGATGTGGAGGCATCAGGAGTAAGTGTATACTCGTGCTCTGTATTAAAGTGCCATCCTTCAGACTGTATGGCTTTACTAGTCTCGTCTAATACGGCTTCTGCTTGGACAACTGTTACTGGTACTGCTGTTCCTCCTAGTGCATTTACTGGAGCTTCTCCTATAACGGAGATCATTGTATTAACAGCGTTTAATTTAGTAGTCAGTGCCATAGCTTTAAATCAAAAAAGAAAGAGTTCTCGGTAGAGGGGAGCGGAACG